CCACATTCGGCACTGAATTATCTGACGCCATCAGAGTTTGCAGCACGGTGGCGAAATGGAAAATGTGAAGGTAAACAAACCGACATTACTAACTGACGGTTGTATCTAATCCTGGGGGCAGGTCAATGCTGCTTGAGAATGTGCGGGTAGTCAGCATCAACCCAGTTATGCATAACTGCAAAGAGCCAGGTTTACAGATGCATAATCATAATGAGGGCGTACAGCTGCGCTATGAGCGGATCACCTGGAAGTATTGCGATGGGAACGTCCAATATTCAGACGCGTGGAACGAGCGTGTAACAGCGTAAAAAAAGGGGCGGTTAATCCGCCCTATATTGTTTTTAGTGCCAATTCTTTCGCACCCTGGGTCTGCCAGCACGTAGCCTCCCTCGATGGCAATACCCCGCGCGATCACCCGGTGCTGGCTCTCCGCACTTCTTATACGTTTGGGGTATATTAATCATGCTTTATGCTGTTCAGCATTCTCTGGCAGTTATTGCGGCGTACCGCTGCCGCTGCGCGCGTTTTGTCGGTCTGGTCTGGCAAATACATCACCTCAAGCCAACGCGTTGCTGCGCGCCTCCATAGCTCCAAATTATCGAGTTTCTCGGCTATGCTCACTTTGCATCTGACCACCAGAATGAAGCGACATTGCTCAACCCACTAACACTTTTATAAGGCGTTGCTTTTAGAAGACAAGCTATGGAATGGGATACATTATTAGTATTGATCTGTGTACTTCTTTGCGGATTGTGGATGATTTTTCATTCAGCAAAAGCTCTTAGAAGTGGGGTCTTCGTCGGCTGGTATAAAGGCACTTATGAAAATTACTACATCTACCGATCCGAAACACCTATCTACTTCTACTGGTATAACACTGTGTTTTCGCTATTCGGCTCCTTTATGATTGGTTTAGCCCTCTACCTCTTGAATGGCGATTATCATTTTTTATAGGCATCATTGGCAGCAAAATGGCAGCAGACCTATTCACTATGCTTTCATATTTGAAATTATTCGATGCAACAACCCATTTAAAATCTAACCTATTATTTTATAAGACTTTAAATTGGGACTCATAATCGCCAGGTCGCTGGTTCAAGTCCAGCAGGGGCCACCAAATTTTAGTTTTAGAATCATATGATTAAGCCACTCGACTGAGTGGCTTTTTTATTGGCTTTTTGAGCGGGCGACGCAGCCGCTAACCGTGGTTCAGCGAAGCCGTGCGGACACGCTCAGACGCACCGGGAGTCGCTATCAGGCGCTCCACGGACTCCATCGTCACGAACGTACAGCTGCAGTCCACATTGGTGCACTGGTGATAGCGCTCTTTGGTATTTTCACTTAGATAGCGACTGGTACGCGCATGCGCAGAGTGCTTGCACTTAGGACAATGAAACATGTACCCCTCCACTTAATTCACATTTTGTGAATTAATAATACCCAAAATAAAACCAATAGCAACTACATTACTCACTATCAACAGTAAATTTTTCGTCGGTGACGTTCAGCTCAAGCGTAAGCTGCGTGGTAAATCCGCTGTCGTTGAGGGTATGCACCACCTCGCTGATGATCCACGCCTGCTCGTCAATGACGCGTTTAAAACCGTTTACCAGCACCGGCGTTTCAGGGAACAGATCGGCGCGTCCCAGCGCAAGCTGGATGGAAAACTTCACGGTTCCCCGCTGAAGCGCGCGCCACTTCGCCTCTGCGGCCCTGAGCGCCTGCTCTTCAGAAGCATAAACCGTAGTGAGCTCAAATACGTTTTCCGCCGATCCCACCAGCCTCTCTTGCGGTTTCTGCTCCTTGCCTCCTGCTTCCGCTACCGGTGCGGCGGCATCCGGGTGCTGCAGTGCTTCTGCCGGCTGTCCTCCGGGCTGACGAGAAATACTCAATTGAGGATTTTGTTGTTTGGGGTCGCGCGTTTGCAGCCATTTGGCCGTTACGCCGGAATAATTTTCACGGTCAGTGACGGAAAAAAGGTGCTTATCGCCATCCCCACGCTCAATCACCATTAAGGGAAGCGGAGTGCCGCTGGCCGTTACGGCCTGACCCGCTTTCATAAAGATAATCTTCCCGGCTTTGATTGAAACAAATGCACCATTACGTTCGGCAAGGCGGGAGAGAAACGCCGCGTCTGTCTCCTGAGACTGGTCAATATGAGAGATAGCGATAGATGCAAGCCCCGACGCGACGCTGGCGGTCAACTGGTTACGCTGAGCGATGGTATCGACCATCGCGCCAATCGTCGTGCCATGCCACGACTGTTCGCGCCGCACGTTTAGCTTTCCACGAAAATCTGCGCTGCATCCCCGGATGGTCAGCGTGTCCGGCGCGCCCTGGAATTGAATCGCATCAATCGTAAAGTCCCCTTTCTCCTCGAGCGGGGTTCCCTCCCATCCCAGCCATAAGGACAGCCTTGCCCCCCGGGCAGGCAAGTCCAGCAGCCCGTCGGAATCATCCAGTTGAATATCCAGCTGATCGGCTTCCAGCCCCCGTTTGTCGGTCATGGTCAGGCTGATAAGACGATGGCTGAAATTTTGCGTGATATCACGATCGTCAAGCTTAAGCATAAAATCGGGGGCGATTTTTCCACCCGCCCGGATATTCATTTCGGTGATCATCCCACCAGCCCTCCAATGCTATTCCGTGCGCTTTCCACCAGCTCTGAGGCCTGCGTTCGCAGGTCGCCAAACGTCGTCATCAGCGATTCATCCACGCGTTTAAGCGACAGGGAAAACTCAATTTTTCGTGCGGTACCGTCACTGTAAAAATCCGAATGCGTATGCGTGACTTTCTCAATGATAAACATGCCGTGAATGATGCCGGTACCGTCTATCAACGGCCATGCCCGCCCCTCATTCGCCATCAGCTCAACCGCCTTGAGAGAAAGCCGCCCTCCCGTGAGTTCCGGGTAGAGTAAGCCGGAGAGGCTGAAGGATGTCTCCCCTTCGCCAAGGTACTGCCAGGCTTTGGGTTTCCCGATGCGAGCGCTGGATGCCCAGCGGTAGTCTTTTGTGAATATCATTGACTGATACGGTAAGGTTCGTCGTTCAAAGACAAACAGACCCAGCACCATTAACATTTCTCTCTCCTCAACCATACATAAAGCTGGATTGCTGCCGTCTCGCTTTATCCTGCTCAATATTATCTATCGTCTCCCGGATTTGACGCGTCAGATCCGTTCCGGAGGCCGTGCCCCCCTGCAGCGTGATGTGATATTCGCTTTTACTCTGATCGACGTAAGAGCGTCCTCCAGTAGCGATGGTCGGCTGATACCCCAGGCTGCCGCCAGAGATCCCCACGCCCGGACTAGACGAGCTGCCCGCAGGAGAGGAAGCCGCTTCTGCTTTTGCCGCTGCGGCGTCGAGATCGCCCGATTCATTTTTGATAAGACCGAGTTTCTCCAGCAGCCAGCTGGCCTTGCCGCTCAGGCTGTTAAAGAGATCAAGCGGGGCCATTAACGCATCGCCCAGCGCCTGACCAAAAATCACGCCAGCGTTTTTACAGCCATCCAGCGTTTCCTGCGTCGCCTTGATCGGCGTAATCAAGTCGGTGAACCATTGCCAGATACCGCCCAGCTTCTCCGAGATAGTGTCAAATACCGCCATCACCGGTGAGAACAGCGCACCCAGCGGTGCGAAAGCCGTTGAAAGCCCTTCCATCACCCCGCCAAAGAAGGCGCTGATGGGCTCCCAGTATTTAAAAATCAGTAAGGCACCGGCAGCAATCGCCGCGCCAAGGGCAATTACCGGCCAGCTAAGGGCACCCAGCACCGTCATGATGGCGCCGCCTACCACGCTGAATACCGTTCCCAACATCCCGGCCGCGGTAATAACCATATTGACGCCCGTCAGAACCGGGCCGACAACCGTGCCTACGCCACCCAGTACGCCAGAGAACGCCTGGGCGCCGACAACGATGCTGGCGAGGGTCTGCGTCAGCTCAGGGTTGGCATTCACCCAAAGAGAGGCCGTGCCAAGCCAGCCGGTTGCGGTTGTTATCAGGTTGCGCAGTGCGCCATCCGCTTTATCAAATACATCAATCTTCAACCCGTTCCACGCGGCCTGGAATCGGTTGATATCGCCGTCAAGATTGTCGGTCTGCACGGACGCCGCAATCGCGGTACTGCCTTTTGCCCCCTGCAACTGCTGGCGTTTTTCATCAAGCGATCCATCACCCGCAGCGGAAGCCAGCGCCCCCGCGGCTTTTATGGCATCCGGAGTCTGAACATGGCGCAACATCGCGCTGAGCGCGTCCCCGGCGGCGGCGCCTTTCATCCCTTTTTCCGCCAGAACGCCCAGCAGCGCGGTGGTCTCTTCAAGCCCCATACCGGATGCACCCGCAGCGGGCGCAGCAGAGGTGACGGCCGCTACCATCTCAGCGAGGCTGGTATTCGAAGAGGTAAAACCGCGCGTAAGCACATCTGCGATGCGTCCCGCATCCGCATCGGCCAGGCTATACGCGGCCTGCGTGCTGGCGATCATATCGGCTGCGTTAGCCGCGTCGACACTCCCCGCCAGGCTGAGGTTGACCGTTGGCGCGGTGGCCGCAAGCAGCCCATCGGCGTCATAGCCTGAACGAGTCAGTTCGGTTTGTGCGCGGAGGACCGTATCTGCCGGTACGCCGGTGCTGGCACTGACCTCCCGCGCCTGCTGGCGAATCGCCTCAAGCCGGGGATCCCCCTTCGCCAGACCAAGGTTTGCCTGAATGGCCGACATCTGCTTTTCAAAGCTGATGCCAGGCGCCATAAACCGGGACGTCTGGTCAAAGCCCGCTTTTGCCATGCCCACGCCCGCATTCGCAAGCTGACGCACCCGCGCGGTAACGCGTTTGCCTGACTCGTAGCGATTCTGAACGGTACTCAGCCGCTCCTGCTGCTGATTGACGCGGGCCAGCGCATCACGCTGTCGGTTAAGCTGCTGCGTTTTTTCGCTGATGTGAGTTCGTAAACGACGCTCATCAGACGAGAGCGTGCGCGTGTTGACTCCTGCCTGAGCGAGTTCAGCGCGCTGACGCTGTACCGAGTAGCGTAAGCTGTTGTACTCAAGCTTAAGGTCGGCCGCCGATTTTCGGGCTGCGGTCAGCGCATCAGCCTGCGCCTGGCTGGGGTTTTGCGTGTTTTTAAGCTGCACCGCCAGCGCCGCTGCCTGCTGTTTCGCCTGAGCAAGCGACTGCTCCGTCGTGGCGAGCTGGGCGTTTGCTTTCCTGAAGCCGTTAATACGCCCCGCCTGCTCATCGAGCGCCCCAAGCGCCGTCTGCGCCTCGCGGATATCGCTCGCGAGAGTGAGGCTGGCGTTCTGGAGAGCGTTAAGCGGTCGGGTTGCCCGGTCGACTGCCTTAAGCAGCTCCTGAAGACTGACATTATTACTCATGGTGGTTTCCGCTTCGCTGCAGCGCTTTTTCGCGCCATAAGAGGAGTTCGGTCACGCTAAGGGAGTACAGTTCTGACGGCGGCCAGTGAAAGATCACCGCGATATCCGCCATCAGATCGTCGACCGACACATTTTCGGGAAATTTCAGCGAGCCGAAGCCGGTGACAAAAAACCGATCACCTTACCTGCAAAAGAGAGCAGATCGCAGGCATCCAGGCGCGCAACCTCATGCTCGGTCAGCGCCGGCGAGGTCATTCGCGGCAGCACCTTAATCAGCGCATCGACGTCAGATTGCGCCAACGACGCCAGCGATACCCCGCGCAGGGTCCCCGCATTGGGTTTAGACACCGTCACCTTTTCAATTTTTTGCTCACCGCGCTGAACGGGGCTATCAAGCGTGACGATATGTGGGTTTTCACTTTCGTTCATGGCGGTCTCGTTGATATTTTCCATTTCGTTACTCTTCAGAAAGTTAATTCACCGGCCGGTAATCCCGGCCGGTTAAAGGGTTACAGGCCGATGGCCTTACGGTGTTCTGCCAGGCGATCGACGCCATCGACTTTGAGCACCATGTTGATGATGTCGATTTCGATGATCTCTTTGCCATCAATGGTCAGCTGGTAGTAAGCGCACTCGGTGGACATCTTGGTGGTGCCGCTCTCGCCCTGCTTGTTTTCACCGCCATCAAACTCTTTATGACGGCCGCGCATGACGATTTCGACGGCGGAGATTTCACCGGTATCATCGCGCTGATAAGAGCCGGTAAAGCGCAGCGGCACGCTGTCCGCGCCCGGAGAGGCGTACTGCGCCCACAGCGCGGCGTCCGGCAGACCGCCAACGGTCCACTCCAGCGCCAGGGCATCATCGTCCAGGCCAAGGTCGACAGAGACCGAGCCCGGCATACCGCCGCCGCGATACTTCTCCAGCTTGCGGGTAAGCTTCGGTAGGGTCACAGACTCAACAACGCCCATATAGCTCAGGCCATCGTTGAACATATTCAGGTATTTAAGTTTGCGTGGTAACGCCATGCTTCAGCTCCTTAGCTGTTAACCGAATCTGACAGGTCTGCCAGATAGGTGTCGGTGATGCGCTGGCGCAGGGTCAGATTTTCCAGCGGCGGGACAGGGGTGTAGTCGTAATCGATATACAGTTTCCCCGCTTTCAGGGTTGATGCATCGTTCGACTCAGGGTCATACCAGCAGGAGCCGTCGACGATATAGCCGTTGGTTTTCAGCTCGCGGAACTTGGCGTTAATACCGGAGACGATGTCGCGGATAAGCGTTGGCGTGATGGGTTTATCCATCGCCCACGCGTGCGCTTCCGCCATGGTATCGGCCAGCACCTGTGCGGTACGGGTGTAGTTTTCAAAGACGAATAACGGATCGTCTGAGCAGGTACGGTTACCCCAGAATTTGAAGCCGTCGTTGCGAATCAACGTGGTAACGCCAGCCTGGTTGAGCAGGTTCGCATCGGTAGCCTGTTCCTGCAGATCCCAGGAGACAGAGGCGCTTACGCCCGTAACGCCGTTAACGCCAACGTTTGACAGGGTTTTATGCCAGCCGATTGTCTGGTCGATTTTGGCGCGCAGGCCAAGCGCGCGGGCGGTAGCCCAGGCCGTCGTCGTTGCGTTCGTGGTGGTATCCCATGCCAGAAAATCAGGATGGATAACCATCAGCTCGCGCTGGCTGAAGTTTTTGCGGTAGTCGATCGCTTCAGAGATGGTTTTACAGCCCCACGCGCTGACATAGCCGAACGCTCGCAGGCTCTGGCACATGGCGGCCAGTGCGGTCGCCACTTCCAGAGAGTCCAGCCCCGGCACCCCGAGAATACGCGGCTTAACGCCGGTTACCGTTTTCGCGGTCAGAAGCGCCTTCAGGCCGGTGTACTTACCGTTTTCATCGGTGGTACCGATGATGTTGGAAACGGTCTGTTTGCGCGCCTCTTCCGGGGTTTCCGCGGTGCCTTCGGCCACACGAACAATAACGACAACCGGTTTGCACTGGTCGGCAATCGCCTGCAGAGAAGCGGACAGCGTCCCCGCCTTACCGGCTTTCGCAATCGCGTTTTGCACGTTGGTAATGAGCACGGGCTCGTTTAAAGGAAATGTCTTGTCGTCAGCATCGCTGGCCGTACAGACCATGCCGATGATTGCCGTCGAGACGGTGGAAATGGTGCGGGTGCCATCGTTGATTTCGATAACTTCCACGCCGTGGTGATAGTCGCCCATCCGGTTAACTCCTTCGTTTAGTGGTGAGGCTATTGTCTGTGGAGTGCGTGATTGATGCGACGTATTGGGGTTGGGGAAAGGATTACACAACAAACGAAAAACCCTCCGGATGGAGGGTTTGGGGTCAGGCAGGGCGTTCGGGCCATTCAATCTCTGGTGACATGCTGAGATCCAGCCGGTTTAGCATCACCCGATAGCGTTTCCAGAGTAACAGCATGGCAGCTTCCTCGTCTGCTGCGATACCGAGATCGGAGGCATCCTGGAGGGGGGCAATAACATCCGAAGCTTCGGCAAGCAATTCACCTCTTCTGGTTTCCGCCTGTTGAATTAATTCCTCTCGGGTCAACTGGCGTGGAATAATTTTAGTGCCATTCCATACCCACTCGCCGTGTATATTCAGCCCTTCTGGCACGTCTGTTTGATCAACTTCGGAAACTGACATACCAAGAGGAAAGAGGCGATCAACCTGATTACTGAAAGAGCGAATAATATTATTTTTGTCGTAGCATATCTTTAGGGTGTCGGCCTGAAAGCGTGACATATGGTAATACCAATCAAGTCCCTCATCTGACTGAAGAAATATAGCGTTAAACAAGAATTCTTTAAATTCTGGTTCATACTGAACGAAATTTTTAAGTGTAATCATGCTGTATGACCTACAGTAATCCATCCGATATTAGACATGTACTTCTGAATTGGGCGGTAGAAAATCGTATCGCCGCCGGGGTTTTGACCTTCAGCATTCCACCCCGTCATTGCGCAGCCAGCAGGCACCCGCTGCCAACCGTTTTGCGTAATAATAAATGCCCCCTCCGCCCCCATTGCGACATCACGGACAAAGTATTGCAGCGTCCAGTCCTGTCGTGCATAAGGGCTTAAATCCTGCTGAGGGGGTGGGTTGTTTGATGAGTACACTCGTACCTGGCCGCCAGACTCAAATAGGCCCTGACCTGCAACAATATTACCTCCGCTACCGACCTGTCCAGGAGCATTAAAATTACCGCTAATATCAAATTGGTAATTAACACTGTTTCTGGCATCGCCAGTTAAATTAATAATTGCAGTTCCAAACGCGTTAGTACCCGTGCGGTAAACTCCAAAACTAATTGCTGTTCCGTAACCATGGCCTGCCGTTTCCGAAAAGCCTTTGATAATCGGTAGATAAATAGAATTACCGTTAGGAGACTGATATCCTTTTGGCACCAAAAAAGGTGCTGCGTTGTTTTGATACTGATCGGCAAAAGCACCCGCTCCGTACCAACCGGTGGAGTTCGTCTGGTAGTAAGTAGCATCAGACAAATACGCAACACTTCCGCCATGATTCGTGATGACCTTTGTCCAGCCGCCCCATACACTGTTATCGCCATTAAGAGCACGGAATTTAAGCTGTTTCCCACCATCGCTATAAGATGCAGCGTATTGGACCCGGTAACCGCCAAGCCCGCCAACATCGAGAATCGTCGCCTCATAACCCGGCGAATTGGTTGCATTCGAATAACAAAAACTCACCGAGTTGAACGGCAGGGCATCGGCATTTGAAAGCCCCGTACCGGCTCTTGCAGATACAGATCTGATAGCCACTGCACTGCCGTTAACCAGTAACCGACCAGGAGTAATATCGTCAGGTGCCTCCTGTGCGTTTTTCGTCGAGGCGGTACCCAGGCTATTCCTGAGTTTAATGAGGTCATCGCCGACTGTTTTGACAGCCCTGGGTGTCGCCGCAAGAGACTCGGATGAACTATCAGTTACGCTACTGAGCTGAACAATACCTTTCTGTCCTGTGGTCGCATCCTGAGCCGTATACTTCCCGCTGGCGAGGTCGTAGGCAGCCTTTACCGCTTTCGGTGTCGCAGCCAGCACTTCTGAAGAGCTGTCAGTCGCACTACTAAGCTGGGTAAACCCTTTAGCCGTTAGCGTGGCATCAGGATGGCGACGAGACTGCTCATGCTCTGCGAGCTTGTCATCGACATAATCCTGCGTTGCCATTACCGTTGAGGTGTCAATCGTCAGCTCGACGGACTCTATGTCGCTTACCATGATGACCATACGCACGGTCTGCGCACGCCCAGATCCCTCATCTAACAACGGCTTATAACTTTCCG